TCCTTCCTGAGCATCCCACTCAACTAGTTGAGCAGTTGCAGAGGATGTAGCACCAGTTACTTGTTCTGGTACAGTAAATGTACCAGTTAGACCTGATGGTGCAGCAGTAAATGCAACAGTTGCATTTGTATAACCACTACCACCGTTAGTTATATCTATGAGTTTTACACTTTTGTAACCAGAACCACCTGATAAAATGTTAATTGCAGTTAACACTCCATTGGTAAATGTAGGCACTAGAGTTGCATTGATACCACCTGAGTCAGGTGCTGTAACGTTCATAGTAACTCTGTCTTCATCATAGTTTTCACCACCATCAACTATGTTAACTGATCTTATCTGTCCTTCTTTTACAACTCCTCTAATCACAGCAGATTTAGTTGGTGATCCACCACTCAGAGTTATATTCACTAAGAATGCTTCTGCAGCTGCATCTTGTCCATCGCCAGTTATTGTAATTGAAGGTGTCTCATTGTAACTACTACCATTATTAGTAATAAAGATATTAGTCAATGCACCATTAGATAATACTGCATCTCCTGTTGCTGTTACACCAGCAGTTGTAAGATAGTAGTGTTTAACAGTGTAACCGTAATCTACTATCTCATCATCTCCAGCAAATACATCTCCTTGCTCGTCGCTGTACTCGAATAATTCAGCTCTTAATTTATATACGTAACCTTTACCTAACTGATAAAAAGGTTCTTCATGTTCTACAAATTTTATCTCAAAGTAATTACTTGTTAATGGAAGGTATATTAGATCTCCTTCTTGTGGTCTTTCTGGAGCTTTGTAATCCTTGTCCAGTAGAAGAAATTGTGATATAAGATCTGTAAATCTTTGAGATGAAACGATCATAGTTATCTCATCTGTTTGTGCTACACCAAACTTTGTAAGCAAGTCTCCACCACCTTGGAAACCATCAAAGTTTTCCATGTATGCTTCTATAATATATGAATCATTAAACTGACCAATAACCTCTTCATTAAATACACCATCTGTTAGCATGATTTCTCTAGGACAATAGAGAATATCCATACCAAACATCTTAATGAATTCCTCAGTAAGATTTTGCTGTAAGAACTGTTCGTTCCTAGTACCGTTTGTGAAGTAGGTATTTCTTGCCATTATCCTATCATATCTAGAGGTGGCATTTCATACTGTGTAAGCATTTCGTTTTCTAATTTTTGCACCTTTTCTTTACCCTCATTGTAAATGAACTCACCGTTCATAGTAATTCCACCTGGTAACTGTGCTCCTTGGAACTTAATTAAGTTAGCACCCCACTGTCTTTGAATTAATGCAGTTACATATCTCTTCAACCATACGTCATTATAAACATCTGCAAATTGTGTAGGATCTACTGCTCGATAACATTCTAGAACTAGGAATTGATCTGCAGGAACATCAGTCTTAAAATCTAAGTCAAGATATAATCTATCACCACGTCTTTGGAATCTAATCTGTTTTTGTCCCTCTAACAGATAGTAGATATCTTCTAATCTTCTATTGACCATTTCATATGTAAGGATCTCAGTTTGAGTTAAATCCCAAAGGTCATTTAATCTCCACTGATATCTAACATCAAATAAGTTTGTGACATTCTTAGATACAAAATCAAATACCTTAACCACAGATGTCACGTATGGTGGCATCTTGATGTAGTTGTTCTGTTCTTTAAATGTAACAGTCTGATTATTAGATGTTGCAGAAGCAACAGTAGTATCAGTATCTGTTGTCATAGCATCTAACATTAACTGATTGTACTGAACTTTTAGATGGGTTCTGATGTAACCATCCATATGTCTTTCATTATAAAACTGGACAGCATCGTCCACTAGATCATCTATCTGATCATCCTCTATGTTTATTTCTAGGACTGGTGCACCATTTTGACGTAGTGCATAATCTATAAGTCCTTGTCTAGTTGATGGAGTTGCCATGTTAGGTAGGATTGATATTAAATCTTATTCTTACATAGTATGTAGTATTTGCACTTAAGTTTACTGCACCAGGTAAGGTATAAGATAGTAAGTTTGTTGAGTTACCAAGAGATTGGTGAACAATAGTTGCAAAAGTATTTGCAGGAGAGAACTGCCAATCACTAGATGTATGTGAATAACCAGTCTTCATTGCAATAGCATTAACATTAATCGTTGGATTGAATGCTGGTGTAATTGTTTGTATATCTGGTTGGTCAACCAACGGAGTTGTAAAGTTTACTGCTGATGAGAATGCACTTTCAAGACCAGCATTATCTCTAAATTTAACCTGTACAGAGTACGCAGTATCAAAGTCTAAAGTTCCAGCTGGAACGGTAAGAGATGTTTTATTACCAGTATCACCACTAGCAAATGTATCTGCTGTGCTGTATACAGTTACGTTATCACTGACTCTTCTTATTCTCCAAAAACTAGAGAAGTGAACTGATCCAGAATACTCTACAACAAATGCTGATGTGTTAATAACAGGTGATCTAGAGAATGTTTTACTGGTATCAGTATCAATAACAGGAGTGATGCTACTAGGTGCAGATACAAATTCAGATTCATTAACAGTGAGTGTTGCTGCGTTTGATGTAACAGTTGTCGCATTTGGATTACTTAAGATACAACGGAATTGTTCTGATGGTGTTGTTGGGTAAACTGTAGCAGGACTTGTATATGATGCTGAGTTTGCACCATTTATATTGCTCCAATTTACTCCACTATCAGTTGACTTCTGCCACTGGTATGTTATGACATCACTTGTTATTGATGCCACAATATTAAATGTTGCAGTGTTACCTTCAATAACGCCAACGTTTTGTGGTTGTGTTTGAATTGATATAACACGTAAAATTGTTAGTAAAGCAAACGTAGATGTTATAGGAGCAGATGAACCTACAAGAGAAACAACAGATCTATATCTGTCATTGTTATCTGCAGCAAAGGTAAGTGTTGGAGTTGTGTATGAATTACTTGTTGCTCCTGTTACCTGAGTATAATTGTTTCCACCATCGTCAGATCTTTCCCATTGGTATGTTGGAGTTCCACTGCTACCACTTGCAGTAACAGAGAATGATGCAGTCGCACCTTCGTTTGCAGTTGCGTTTGCGGGTTGTGCAGTAATAGAAAATGTTCTTAAAACTGTAAGATCAACAGCGTTAGTATATGCTGAACCAGATGCTCCAACAGCATCTATCTTACAACGATATTTGTCTTGATGATCGTCTGCATAAGTTGTTGCTGCAGTTGTATATGATGCAGAAGTTGCACCACCAAGTGCATTCCATGTTTGATCTGATACAGCTATGCTATTACCTTGACCTGTATGGAAATGACACCAATACCAAAGTGTTGCATTCTGTTCATTAATAGGTACAGTCCATTCTATTGTACGAGTAGTAGCAGCACCAAATCCACTAACATATCCAGCCATCGTGACAGTAGCACCATCTAACTTATAGGTAACTCCCATCATATAATGAGTTCCACCAGCTAACTCTCCATCTTGTGTTGTACTAAACATCATTGGATGTTCTTGACTATTCCAACTAGAGTTGGTTGAATCTGACTGATCAAAGATATAAGTAGATCCTTTCTTTACAGAATAAGATGATGGTTTTTCTACACCATCAAAATAAAATACACCTGTTGCCTGACCACCAACTGTATCAGTTCCAACTGTAACTGTAATGTTTCTATTACCATCATCAGTTTTCTCCCACTGATATGTGACACTAGGACTATGTGATGACTGTCCAGCTGCACCACCTCCACCGCCACTAGGAGTATCAAATTGTTCTGTCTCGAATGATGATGAAGCTGCGTTACCACCAACAGGTGCCATGGTAACATCACCTAGTGTACTAAATGTTGCAGTAGCACCCTCATTGACTGTAGCACTATTTGGTTGAGTTGATACAACCACAGTTACAGTTTCTACTTGTAATGTAGCAACGTTAGATGGTATAGTTGTTGCACCATTTGCTGACAATAAACAACGATACTGATATCCATCGTATGCTGTAGTTAATGTAGGAGTTGTATAAGTTACTGTTGTACCACCAGTTCCCTCAGATACATTAGACCATGAAGCACCAGAGGTTATTGATACTTGCCACTGGTATGTAATATCTCCTGCATCGTTATCAGATGTAGTAGCAGCAACACCAAAGGATGATGTACCACCAACTGCACCAGTTACATTAGATGGTTGAGATGTTATATTGATTGTTCTTTGTACTAGGTTTCTTGCAGAATTTGTAAATACTTCTGGTGCTCCAGCGACGTTTAATTTACATCTATAGTAGTCACCATAGTCATTGTCATATGATGTACTACCTGTAGTATATGTTGTACTATTAGCACCACCAATATCAGCAAATGTTACGCCATCTCCATTTTGTGAGATTTGCCATTGGTATGTAATAGTAGCTGCATCTTTTGTACTAGCAGCAGTAGTAAAGGATCCAGCTGCGGGTGCCATTGGTTGAGAATTAACTGGTTGCGTATCAACAGTGATTACACGATTTACAGTTAAGGTAGCAGCAGTAGTTGTGCCTGGTGCAATAGATGTAGACGTTTCCATCTTACATCTATATTGATAATTGTTGAGTGAGTATTCATCTTCTACAGTCAAAGTGCTTAAAGTAGCACCACTATAAAAACCACCATTAACTACGTTAGACCAACCAGCACCACCGTTACTTGAGTATTCCCACTGGTATAAGATGGTAGAACCATCAGAACTTGTAGCAGCAACAGGACCGAAGGTAGCGTTGATATTTGCACCAGCTTCTACTGTTGTATCTACAGGGTTTCCTGTAACAGTTATTAGAACACCAGTTCCTGTTGTAGTAAATGAATATGAACGAGCATTTTGAGTTACATTCTCAGTAACTACAAAGTTAAATGTTGTATCAAGATAGTCTGATGTTACAGTCCCAGATAACTCACCTGTTGAGGTATTGAATGTTAATCCAGATGCACCTATACCATCTCCACTAAGAGTGTATGCTTCAAATGTTGGTTCGTTAGCAAATGTTACTCCGTCTAATCCTAATTGAACACTAACACTAGCACCATTTGCATATGGACTACCATTTAGTGCACCAGAACTTGTAGTCCATGTTACCGTGCTATCGACATATGGGAAGAACGCACCTACCTTTTTAGTCAGTGTAGAACCAGTTCCTGAATAATCAAAGTCAACACCTGAATCTAAAGGATAATATGCTATGTTTGTATATGAACCTGTACCTAAAGCTTCTTGTGCGTCTGTCTGTGAACGTAGTGTTGTTTGTGTATAGACGACACCATCAATACTTTCGTGTGTTTTTGCTTCTGGTTTTATCAGTGCGAGATAATTATTTGAACCACCACCAGTTGTACCAGCAGTAGCATTTGAAGTATTCTGTACAGTAATACTATTGTTAACTGCACTTTCTGCCTGTATAGTTAACCATCCAGATTGTGCTAAACCTGAGACATCTATACCACCAACAGTAATACCACCTGATCCACCAGATGCTGCTTGAACTGTAATAGTTCCATACATTGAGAAGTGAGCAGAACATTGGTAGTAGTAAGTTCCTGTAGTGTTTGGTGTCCAAGACACTACGCCATTACCGATAGAACCTTGACCACTAGCAGCTGGTGTACTTACCAAGTTACCAGTTCCAGTTCCTTGAACTGTTTTAAAGTATGTTGGGTGACTACCCGCTACGTTTGATAAGTTAAAGTTCAATGTGTCTCCAACATTTATGGTACATCCTGCATTGTTACCACTAACAGATCCATTTCTATCAGTTCCATTTAATGTATAGTATGAAGCACTAGGTGCTGTTACAGTTATGTTATAGGTGTTTGACACTGCACCACCAGATCCTGCTGTAGATCCAGTTGTTCTTAACTGACACTTCCTACCAACATTTCCTAGGAAATGAGCTGAATCAGCTGGATTAAATTTTACTTCTAAGAAGTTACTTCCAGAAAGAGTGACATATGGATTGTCTATTAATTTCTTATCTTCTATACTATTAGTTGGATAATATGTGGATGAACCTTTTCTTATATCTCCAGTAGCATCAGTGGTTCTACAGAAAGTTTTAAATGATCCTGTTAAATTATTGGTAGTAAGTGTATATCCATTTGCACCACACCATGCCAAAGCAATACCAGCAACTATAGGTGCTGCGAATGATGTACCACTTATAGTGGTATAGTTACTTGCACTTGTTTGAGGTGTGTTTGCTAACCAGTCATATTGTGGAACTAGTATTCTAGAACCTGGTGCTACTATTGTTACTCCAGCACCATAGTTTGAAAAGTTTCCCCATCTATCATTATATTCAGTTGCACCAACAGATACTTTGTTTTGATTTGCATCTACATTGTTTATACCGCCATTAGTATTATCAGCATATCCTGCAGTTCTTGTACCAGCAATGCATTTTCCTTGTATAGGTCCTGCAAAAGCATCTGCACTATTTTTAAATCCATTACCAGCTGACCTTACAATAATAATATTGTATGTGCTTGATATAGTTCCTTCAATGTCATCAAGTATCTCTTCATCAGTTCCACTGTCAGAGCCAGCGTCATTTAATTCAACGTAAGGATAATTCTGTGTTGGTATGGTAGGACCGAAAGATGCATTGATAACAGCTGGACGATTATTACCTTTGTAATTTGCATTACCACTGGTGTTGTGATCTATAACCGCTTGATATGCACCAAGTATGTTTGTATAAGATGCTGATAATGAACTATCAAATGCCTTAAGTGAATATATCTTTGATCTTTTTGACACACCTGCAGTTCTCCCAGCTGCCAAAATAGCACAGTGAGTACCATGTCCGTTGTCGTCTTCGTTATTAGTTCCATAAGCACCAGAATAGTTTGACATCTGGAAAACTCTATAGTTCTGTTGTTCTGTAGTACCGTTTAAGTCAGTAACAAAGTTTGGATCATATAACTCTGAGTGTAGTGCTGCGTTGTTACCTGTTGGTCTACTTGCTCCTCTTACACCAGTGTCAATAACATATAAGTCAGCACCTTCACCTTGTTGACTATAACTAAATTGTCTGTTTAAATATTGTCTATCTTGTTTTGTAATTCTATCTAAATGCCAGTAGTCATGGATGTTGATAGTACCAAATTTGTCTGGAGATGCACCGTAACGTCCCATTCCAGCTGTAGTTACATTATAGAAAAACAGTATGGATGGTGTTGCTGAACTCATCACTATCTCTACCTGAGCACCAGCTTGTCCTGCTGTTCCTGTTGTAGTTACACCTGTAGTATATGCTACTCCTCCAGTAGTATGTGTACCATCTGGAGTGATAGAAAATAACATTGGGTGACCAGCGTTAGATGAATCACTTTGATCAAATGTATATGTCGCTCCTTCTAAAAAACCAGTTTGATTTGCGTATGTTGAGTATGTGCCACCTTGTGTCTGTGAAAATACAAACAAATCATTTCCACTACTAGAATCAACCTTTACATATATTGTACCTGTTCCGCTTCCTGTTAGAGTTCTAGTGTTACCAGTAGTATTATTTTCTCCAGTAGAATTTAAAGTAGCAGATCCACTTGTTGCAGTTAGTAACTGAGACTCTTGTATTGGATTACAAGAAATTCTATTCTCATCCCAAGTTGCTCTCTTAACAACATTTAATGCTCTGAGTTGATCCAAGATAACGCTCTCATATCTCTCAGGACAATCAAACGATATTATGGAAAAAGTTTTAAAATATTCTACAAAGGTTAAGTAACCATATATTTTCAAGATTGCTGACGTTGCAGAATCAAGACTATAGTTATCACTGACCCTTACTATTACCCTCTTCATTCTGTTGGTACAATAAGTCCTTCAGATATATTTATGTACTTGAGTCGGTTGCCTTTGCTAATAGTTTCTGAACTTCTGCTTCTCTAACAGCATCCATCATTTTTTCAACAGGTTTTGTAAACTTTAAGTCATGTTTTTCATCAAACACAAACTTAGTTCTAAGATGGGTTTTATTTCTTTCTACTATAATATGATAGGAATTACCATAGACGTTGGAGGTAAATCCTATTGATATAATTTCTCTTCCATCATAAAAATCCCCTACAACGTAAGGGCAAGTATTCATTGTACCATCAAACTTTACTGTGTTTTGTCTTGATGCTACGTGTTCTAGTTTCCTAGCTTCACTTGACGGGAACGACTTCCTCTTCATCTGGTTTCTTTAGTGTCATTTGTAATGCTTCGACAGCACCTTCCAATCTCAATACTTGTTCTTTACGAGTTTCGAGTTGTTTCTCTAACTCAACAATTGTTGCTTTTTGCTCTTTCAATTGGTTGGTGAAGTCCTTCACCATTGTTTCAGCATCCATGGTTTAAAATGATAAGTGTACTATTTAGTGTAGAAATGCATTGAAGGTTAGGCGGTCTACATCCCATCCCTCTTGTCTAAAATATGGCGAATGCCACATTCTACCTTCATAAACAAGGAGAGTATTAAATTCGTGTTTCTCAACATGGTATCTCTCCCAATGTTTAGTTTTGTATTTTGATGGATCAAAGTTAACATATGCATTTACTTTGTTAACTATCCTTTCTATCCGATA